GTATCTTTGAGTTGGCCTTGAAAAACGACCTTGAGATTGATGTCTGATGCCCCTAGTCCCCATAAAAATCCCGCCTGGTTTCTTTCGCAACGGCACCGACCTTGAAGGCGCGGGCCGCTGGCGTGACGGCAGCTTAGTGCGGTGGAAGGAAGGCAGCCTGCGCCCGATTGGCGGCTGGCGGGATCGTGTGGCTTCTGCTTACGCGGCAGCGCCGCGTGGCATGCAGGTGTGGGAAGACAACAGCAACAGCCGGTGGATTGCTGCGGGGACGTATAACAAGCTTTACGTCATGGCGTCGGGTGCCAGCGCATCGGGTGATGTATATGACATCACGCCTGCCGGTTTTACAGCAGGTCTTGAAGACGCGGCGGTTAATACTGGTTACGGGGGCGGTTTTTACGGGACCAGCTTTTATGGCACCGCACGCCCTGACACGGGGAACTTTTCCGAGGCCACCACTTGGCAGACCGACACATGGGGGCAATATCTCGTTGCCTGTAGCGTGTCGGACGGCAATCTGTACGAGTGGCAATTGAACACCGGAACGCCCGCTGCGACCATTTCTGGTGCGCCCACAAGTTGCCTCGGGTTAATGGTGACCGGAGAGCGGTTTTTGTTTGCCCTTGGCGCTGGCGGCGATCCGCGCAAGGTGTCTTGGTCGGATCAGGAGGACAACACTACTTGGACGGCGGCGGCGACAAACCAAGCCGGTAGTCAAATCCTGCAAACGTCGGGCCGCGTCATGGCTGGTGTTCGCACGATTGGTCAATCTCTTATCCTAACGGACACTGATGCGCACAGGGCGGTATATGTTGGGCCGCCTTTCGTGTATAACTTTGAGGTCGTCGGCTCGTCTTGTGGCCTAGTGGCGCGAAAGGCTGTCGCCTCAACTGATGCGGGCGTGTTCTGGATGGGTCAAAACGGCTTTTTCCGCTTTGACGGGCAGACTGTGCAGGAGTTGCCTTGCCAGGTTAGTGATGCTGTTTTCTTGGACATTAACCTTGCCCAGATCAGCAAGACATGGGCCGTGGCAAACGGTCAAAACGGTGAAGTGTGGTGGCTTTATTGCTCATCGTCTGCCACGGAGATCGATAGTTATGTGGCATATGATTACAAGGAAAACCACTGGCTGTTGGGCAAGCTGTCTCGCACCTGCGGGGTAGATCGCGGTGTTTTCAGGACGCCGATCTACGCTGACGACGGTGGCGACGTTTATGACCATGAAACCGGCTTTAACTATGGTGGGGCAGAGGTCTACGCGGAAAGTGGACCTGCCAGCATCGGCAACGGCGACCGGCTAGTAAACGTGCACAAGCTAATCCCTGACGAGGCAACTCAGGGTGAGGTGACGGTGACGTTCAAAACGCGGCTCTATCCAAACTCACCAGAAAGCACGTTTGGGCCTTATACCATGGCCAATCCGACCAGCGTTCGGTTCACTGGTCGCCAAGCCAGAATGCGCGTCACGGGCAACACCCTAAGCGCTTGGCGGTTTGGCGTCCCCCGCGTTGATGTAACTGAGGCTGGCAGGCGATGAACCTACCGCAGCCAACAGGTTCAGACTGGAAAGCATGGGCGTCTCAGCTTTTGAGGCAGCTAGGCCGCCAGCTTGTGCAGCTTGTCTACAAGCAGTCGTCTGACAGCGCGGCTCAAAATGGCGTTCTGCTTTGGGATGACGTAAATGGCTATCCGGTCGTAAGCAAGAACGGCGAATGGCGACAGGTCGTCTTGGAAGACGGGGACGCGCAGCTTTACATAGATGCTGACGTGACTGCTGCGGCTGTCGATACTGCATACGCTTTGACCTATACGGTCGCTTCGGCAAACGGGATCAGTTTGGGCACACCGGCATCGCGCATCGTGTTCGAAGAGGCTGGTGTCTACATGGTCAGTTTTTCCGCACAGATCGCGTCAACGTCTTCGTCGACTGTCGAGTTTTACTTCTGGCCCCGTCTCAACGGTGTTGATATTGGCGGCTCGACCATGAAAAACGCTCTGCATCAGAACGACGCAACGATTGTGGTGAGCCGCTCGTCAATCTTTACTGTGTCCGCTGGAGATTACCTTGAGGCGTATTGGGCTGTTGACAGCACAAGCGGCAAGCTGGCTGCCTATGCGGCCACCGCCTTTTCGCCTGCCACGCCTGCCAGTACGATTGCGATCACAAGGATCAGCGGATGATTGGGGTCAAACTGGTACCAAAGGATCGCGTGGAAATGGTGTGGCCTGCCGTGTCTGACGTTGTGGCCTTATCACAGGCAAGAGTATCTGATAATATAGGGTTAGACGATCTTCGTGGCGATCTGATCAGAGGCGGACAGCAACTCTGGTTGGTCACGAAAGAGGACAAGCTGACGGCGGTCATCATAACGATGATTTTACAGCATCCTCGGCGTCGGATTTTTCGCATAGCGCACATTGCAGGGATCAACGCAAAGGATTGGCTGCACGACGCGCTGGCGGTGATGAAAGACGCGGCTGGCAAAATAGGCTGCGAGGCAATCGAGGCAGAAGGGCGGCCCGGATGGGCCAAACACGCCAAGAAGATGAACTTTCGAGAGACGCACCGCGTCTATGAGATGGAGTTAAAACATGGGTAGCGGGCGCTCGACTCAAACCACCACGGCGACTGTGCCGCAGTTTCTGGAAGATTATTACACGCAATCCGTGTTCCCTGCGGCCACTGCCATCGGAGAAACTCCGTTCACGCCATACGAAGACCAGATGGTCGCGGGCGTTTCGGATATTTCGATGGGCGCGCAGCCGTATTTTGAGCAGATCGGCGCGATTAGCGGCATGACGCCCGCAGATTACCAAGCCATGAACGAGGCCAACCTGTCCGGTTACACAGCCAACGTGCTGGACCCGGCACTGGCGCGAATGGCCCGCGAGCGTGAAATTGCACAAACGCAAGAGATGGCTGACATCACGCGAGCGGGTGCCTTTGGCAATGAGCGGCGCGGCGTTTACGAAGCCGAACGGCAAGCGTCTTATGAACTTGGTCGGGATCAGATGATCGCTGATCTTATGCGCCAAGGTTACAACGAGGCGCAAGCCGCGAGCATGGCTCAACTTCAAATGGGCCAAGGTGCGGCGGGTCAAGCTGCGCAAGGTCTGTTTCAACTTGGCGGCCTGCAACAGACCACAGAACAAGCGGCGCTCGAAGCTGCTTACAACGAGTTTATTCGCCAGCAAAACTACCCGCTCCAGCAACTTGGCGCGATGGTTGGTGCCGGGAATCTTGGGTCCGGGCTTGTCGGTCAAAGCACGACGCAAAGCAGCCGCCCAGGGTTTGCGCAAATTCTTGGTGGTGTCGGTGCGGTGGGGCAGGCCTTGTCGATGTTCTCTGATCGCCGCCTAAAGGACAACATCACGCTCGTTGCTGACGTGGCGGGCATCAAGTTCTACCGCTGGACGTGGAACGATGAAGCCAAGCGAGTCGGGGCTGACAGCGGAAAGCCCTTTGGTGTCATTGCTCAAGAACTGCAAGAAGTTTACCCGGAGTTTGTCCACGAGGGCGAAGACGGGTATCTGCGCGTTGATTATGACGGTCTTGAGGGCAAGCTTGGGGATGCGGCCTAATGAGCGCGGCTCGGAATGAATGGAGATACGGCGATGACTATGGACCCCAACGCGCCCCAAGCAGGCGGTTTTATGGGCGGCATGCAAAACACTCTTGGTGGGATCGGTGACGCCATCAGCGGATGGTTCCAGCCGTGGCGCGATGCGCCCCTAACCGGCGGCGCAGAAGACCCGTTTAGCAACCTGTCCAGGCAGCAGCGCATGATGCTTGGTTTTGCCGCCCTGCGGGACGCTGGGGCGGCCCTGCAAGGCCAAGAAAGCGGTTACTTTAGCGATGCGCTTGGTGTCTTCGATCAAGGGCGGGAACGCGAACGGTTGCGCGCGCAAGGTATGTTCCAAAATCAGGTGCAGGGTGCGCAGGCGCTAGCCATGATCCAACAGCAGATCATTCTCGGCCAGCGGCTAGGGCAGGATGTCAGCGGCTTGCAAGCGATGGCTGATCAAATTCAGGGCAGCCTGATGGGCGGCTTTGGTGGGGCCACCAGCGCTGGGGTAGTCCCGAGCGGTGGCGTTGCGCTGCCAACCGCAATCGGCACCACTCTCCCGGTTGTTGAGGGCTACGAGACCCCGAGCGTGACCGGGGCGGGTGGCGCGGAAGACGTACGCCCGACGCCGGGCGTCGTGATGGATGCAGATGGCATTCCTGTTCCGGGCGTATCTGCCGCCGAAGAGCAAACCATCCCGCCAAGCGTGTTTGACCCGTCGTCGTTTACCAACATTGAAGACGTTGACGCGGCTCTAGCGCAATTGCGCGAGGAAAATGCCCTACTAGCCACGGAACCGACCATTAGCGCGGGCGGCATCACCATCAGTTCTGGCGAGCAGATCGCATCCAACATGATGCTGATGGAGGCTCTGATTGACCGGCGAGATCAGCTTATTACCGCACAGCAAGAGCAAGAAGGCCAGTTAGAGCAACAAAGTCTTTTTGTGGAGCAAATCCCCGCTGCCGTGAATGCCATGTCGCAGTATCTTACGCCTGACGGCGAGTTTATCAGTGCGGTCACGCAAAGGGTTTATGCCTCCGGTGAAACGACAAATTCTTATGAGTTCCAAGCAATTCAGGGCGCACTGGCACCGTTGGCGTCGGTGCGGACGTTTGAAAACTTGGCAGATGCTCGGGCCTCTGGCTACACTGGCACGCTGACAGACACGGATATTCAGATCATCTCCGGCGTTGGCGGCGTTCTGGATGCCTCCAATCCGCGAGCCACCATTCAGACGCTGCGGCAAATCTACCAACACCCCGATCTGTCTGACGAGGCTCGCCGCCTGATGAATATCCCGCCCGAGTGGGCAGCGGCATGGGGTGGTCCGCAGTCATTCGCCCCGACCGAAGACGACATCAGTCTGGTTGATCGATACACTGGGGGGCAGTAATGGAACTTGAGCAGATCATGCAGGCACTGCGCGAGGCGGACCGCCTAGCGCAAGGGGGCGACGAGCAGGCAGCCCAAGATGCCCAGCGTCTCGCGCAGTTGGCCAGAAATCACCCCGACTACCAGCCGCAGCAACAGCCCGTCGGCGTCGGCCAAGACGTGGCCATGGGTGGCGCGTCGGGCGTGGCGCGTGGGATCACTGGCCTGATTGACCTGCCCGGCGCGATCACGGGGTTCCTCGGTAGGCAAGCTGGGCGTCTGGTCGAGCCAGTGTATGAGCGCATCACCGGGCGCGATCTGCCGACCGAGTTCTACATGCAGGAGGCCCAGCGGGCCATCGACATGATTTCCCCGTTCGCGCCGCAGGGCCGGACGTTCACGGGCGCAGCCGAGCAGGTCGCGCCGGAACTGATGACCTACGAGCCGGAGACCTTCACGGGCCGCGTCGTGCAGCGGGTCGGCGAGAACCTGCCCGCTGCGGCGGCCCTGCCTGTGGGCGGCTTGTCTTTGCCCGTGCGTGTGGCTGGCGGCGCAGTGCTGCCGGGCATCACCGGGCAGGCAGCCGAAGAGGCGGCGGAGGCCATGGGGGCCAGCCCGCTGGCGGCGGAACTCACCGGGCTGGGCGCAGAGGTGCTGACGCCCAACATCTTCGCCGCAGGTGGCGCACTGGCGCGGGGCGCAGCAATTGGGCCGGAAGCGCGCGCTCTGGAAGCGGGAAGCGAACGATCTAGGGCCGTGCAGCAATTGCTCGATGCTGGCATTGAAGACATCACGCTTGGGCAGCGACTTGGCTCTGAACGCTTGATGCGCTTGGAGGGCGTGGAGGCTGCCCAGCGGGGCAGCGTGCTGGACCTTAACCAGTTTGTCATGCGAAACCT